CAGAACCACAACTTATTGGTGGTCATCCAAGTTTTAATCATTCTATAAAAGCTACTGCACATCGTAGTAGATTATCATCGATTAATATTGAGGAACGACCAAGATAATGGCTATTCAATTATTAGATAAGTCTCTTGTGATGAAACCTCGTAGGTCACATCATGTAAAAGTTGAGAAAACAGTTGACTTTGTGGAAAAAGATGATAGTGATAGTGAAAATTTGTACGGAGAGCCAAGAGCCGATAGGTTTGATGAGATAATAGATTTACTTAAACAAGGTAATATTTATGGGGAGAAGGAGAACATAACTTTAGGAGCAGTTGATGTTCCGATTGAGAAACAGATATCAATAGATAAAGTTTCGACCAAAGGATTAAAATCTGAAGAGTACGCTAATACATCAGAGAGTAAGTTAGATAAACTAAGGAAATTACGCCGTGGCAATTAAACCAATAACAAATGAAAATGCGACTTATGAATCATCGGTAAACCGAGAATCACAAACAAGTATTCGAAGTGAAAAAGGTAATCCCAAAGTTGTAATCAAAAAGCCAGGTGGTCAAAATGCTGGTAAGGGATTCTCTATTGGTGTTAAAGAAATTGATACGGCAGTTATTAAACACATCCGAAATATAATGAAACCAAAGATAAAGGAACAGAATGAGGTTATTTCTGTACCTGTTCTTTATGGTAATGAGGAAAGATGGAAATCTATAAAAGACAGAGGTACATTGAGAGATAAGAATGGTTCTATCATATTACCGATAATTGTAATTAAAAGAACATCTTTAGCGATGAATGACCAATTACCATTTTCATTTGACAACGATGTAAAAGGTAAGTTCATAAATGTTGTTCGTTCAAGTAGTGGGTGGAGTAAAAATAATAGGTATGATAGGTTTGCTATTTTAACAGGTCAACAACCTGTACAAGAGTATGTAAAGACTGGTATGCCGGACTTTGTGATTTGTACATATAGTATTGTGATGATGACATCTTTTATAGAACAGATGAACGACCTAAATAATCTTTGGATAGAACACTTAGAAACTTACTTTGGTGACCAAACCACTCATCGTTTCTTATCATCTCTTTCTGGTGATATATCAAACGAAGTAGAAATGGAATCACAAGGTGAGAGAATGATACGAAATGAATTGACTCTTGAGATAAAAGGATACATGATACCTGAGTTTACCGATACGGTATTTGGTAAAACTGCTGAGTTGGGAAGAGCTTATAAACCAAAAAAAGTGTCGTTTTCCGAAAAACTTTTATAATTATATATGTATATACTTTAATCAATAAGAGGTTTTAAAATGTCAGAAATTAAATTTACAGATGAGGAACTGCAGTCAATACAAAACTTATCTAATAAATCAAACAATATTACCAATAGATTTGGTCAACTGAAAGTTGCTAAAATAAATTTAGAGAAACAACTTGAACAATTAGAAGAAGAGGATTTTAAATTACAAGAAGAATTTATTGCTCTTAGAAAAGAAGAACAAGATACTCTAAATGGAATTACAGAAAAGTACGGACCTGGTACACTAGATCCACAATCAGGTATCTACACACCAACTCCTACACCTCAAGAAGATAAAAAATAAAAATAACTTTCTCGTTCTTTCCAAAATTAGGTAATATTTATATATGAATAATTGTATGAAATCTTACCTAATTTTGGAGACTATAAATGGCTGAGAAAATCGTATCACCAGGTGTATTTACAAATGAAATAGACCAATCATTTTTACCCGCAACTGCTGGTCCCATAGGGGCAGCTGTTGTAGGTCCAACAGTAAAAGGTCCTATCCTCGAACCAACAGTCGTAAGTTCTTACTCAGAATATGTTAACACATTCGGTGAGTTAGTTGAGAGTGGTAGTGACAATTATCAATATTTAACATCTCACACGGCCAAAGAATATTTACGACAAGGTGGTCCTCTTACTGTAGTAAGAGTTGCTGAACCAGAAGGGAATACTGCAAAAGCTACTGCAGTAGTTTATAGTGGTTCTAAAGCTGCTATAGATGGTGGCAAAAAAGAATTATTTACGATGGAGGCTTTAGGAGATGGTCCTCAGTTTAATAATTTCGTAGGAACTGGTTCAAACTTTGGTACAGACAATTTATTACCTGTAAGAACACATTCTTCTTCAAATGACCTACTTCTTTCTGGTAGTTATGGTGGAAGACCTGATAACTTCAGATATGAAATATCTCAAAGAAATTTATCCAAAGGAACTTTTACATTAGTTCTTCGTGCTGGTAATGATACTACAAAGAAGAAAAAAGTTATTGAAACTCATGAAAATTTAAGTTTCGATCCAGAATCTCCAAATTACATTTTGAAAAGAATTGGAAATCAGACATCAACTGTTGTTGTTGAGGATGGAGTTGCTTTTGTAAGACCAAGTGGAGATTATCCAAATAAATCAAAATTCATTAGAATTAGTAATTTTCCTGATTCAACCAAAACACCAAACTACTTAGATGAAAATGGTGATGTGACGGCTGCTTATGCTGGAGCTCTATCATCATCTGCTTTTCCATTAGTTGGTAGTGGAAGTCTCGGTGGTGCTTTTGGTGGTGGAACAGATATAGCTGGAAACTCTGGAGTTGCAAGTGTTTTTGCACAAACTGCTGGTTCAAATGGTGATGAAAATCAAAAACACCCATATAAATTTTATGGTGATATAGATGATAGTAACTCACAAGGTATCGATATATCTCAGGCTAAGATTAGACCAGCTGGTACGACTCAAGGTGGTGGATATGCTACTGCTATTAGTATCTTGGGTAACAAAGACGAGTATGATATAAATCTACTTTTCTTACCTGGTATTATTGACCAAGCTATAGATTCAGACCATAATTCAATCATAGGACAGGCAATTGAAATGTGTGAAGATAGAGGCGATTGTTTCTTAGTATATGACAATGTTGCGTTATCTACAAATGTTGCTAATGCTAAATCTAATACGGAAAAACGAAATTCAAGTTATGCTGCTGTTTACTATCCTTGGATACAGATTTCAGATGCTACTGCTGGTGTTAACAGATATGTACCACCATCAGTTGTGATTGCTGGTGTTTACCACTTCAACGATACTGTTGGACAACCTTGGTTTGCTCCTGCTGGTTTGAACAGAGGTGGAATTGACTCAGCTGTTCAGGCATATAAAAAATTATCACAGGCGGATCGTGATTCACTTTACGAATCAAATGTGAATCCAATTGCTACCTTTCCTGGTCAAGGTGTTACTGTTTACGGACAGAAAACAACACAGAAGAAAGCTTCTGCTCTTGACCGAGTAAATGTAAGAAGATTGTTAATCAATCTTAAGAAGTTCGTTGCTAACTCTTCAAGAGGACTTGTGTTCGAACAGAATACAACAGACCTAAGAAATCAGTTCTTGAACACTGTTAATCCTTATATGGAACAAGTTCAGGCTAATCAAGGTCTAAACGCTTTCAGAGTGGTAATGGATGATACTAATAACACGCCAGAAACCATAGATAGAAATCAGTTGATAGGTCAGATATTTATCCAACCTACAAGAACTGCTGAGTTTATCGTATTGGACTTTGTGGTACAACCAACAGGAGCTGCTTTTCCTGAGTAATTTTAAATAAATCATATATTTATTATTGAAGACCAAATTTTGGAGATAACAAATGGCTGAACTTTTAGAAGCGAATAAAATATTTTACACTGAAAAATCGTTTTATCATGGAGATTAGTGGTATACCTGCCTTTACAATAAAGACAGCACAAAGACCACAAATAACTTTTGATGAAGTTGTTTTAGAACATATGAATGTTACCAAGTATGTCAAGGGTAAAGGCCGTTGGCAAACTTTACAGATAACTCTGTATGACCCGATTGTTCCATCTGCTGCTTCAGCCGTTATCGAGTGGATAAGATTACACCATGAGAGTGCGACTGGTCGTGATGGTTATCAAGATTTTTACAAGAAAAATATTAACTTTCAAGTCTTAGGACCTGTTGGTGATATCATTGAAAAGTGGACACTATATGGTGCTTACATTCAAGATGCTGCATTTGGTGATTTAGACTTTAGTGATTCTAATCCTGTTGAAATTACACTAACCCTAAGATACGATTACGCTATATTGGAGTTCTAATGAAAAACATATTTAAATTAATACTTTCTGCTGTAATTCTTTTTGGTGCTGTTCCTACTGTTAATGCTATGGAAATGAACATGGCTGGTATGGAAGAAGTCAAGAAGAAGAAAAAGAAGAAAGGTAAGAAGATTGGTAAAAAAGGAAAGAAAGCCAAAAAGGGTTTCTTTTCAAAAATCTTCGGTTCTAAGTAGTACATAGTTATAAAAACACTAAGGAGTTATAATGTCAGAACAAAAGTTCCCTACGGAAATCATTGATTTGCCGTCTGGTGGTAAAGTATATGGAAAAGACTCACCACTTGCTGAAGGTAAATTAGAATTAAAATACATGACCACACGAGAAGAGGACATCCTAATGTCTGAAAATCTTATTAAGAAAGGTGTGGTTATTGACAAATTATTGGATAGTTTGATTGTTACTAATGGTGTCAAACAAGAACATTTAATTTTAGGTGATAAGAATGCTGTGTTGGTTGCCGCTCGTATCCTTGCTTATGGTCCAGAATATACTGCTGAAGTAAGTAATCCAAAGAATTTTGAAGAAACTATAGAACATACATTCGACCTTACAGAATGTAAATTTAAAGAAGCATTAGAAGATGTAGATTATAGTGATAATACATTTGAATATGAAACACCTATCGGTAAAAATAAAGTAAAGTTTAAACTTCTTACAGGTGCCGATGAAAAACAAATAGAAAAAGATTTGGAACAATCTAAAAAGTTTGGTTACAATACAGAAATATCGACTCGACTTCGTTATACGATTATTGATGTAGATGGGGATAATAAACCAGAAACCATAACTGCCTTTTCACAAAATATGTTGGCTCGTGACTCTGTGGCATTGAGGAATTATATAAAAGAAATTTCTCCCGATATTGATTTGACATCGGAAATTGAGATAGGAGGTGAGTCTGTTAGCGTGTCAATTCCGCTGACAGTCGAGTTTTTTTGGCCTAAGTCCATCCAATAAGTTAGATATACATCAATCTATTTTTTACTTCATATATGGGACACCTGGCTTTACATTTAGTGATGTCTATAATATGCCTGTACATCTAAAAAACTTTTATCTACGAGAGTTTATGGATTTGAAGAAGAAAGAAAAAGAGCAGATTGACCAAGCAAATCAAAAACCAGCACCAACAATACCTCGTAGATTTTCACCTAAATAACTCTTTTCTTTATATTTATTAATATAATTAGGGGAACTACATCATGTCATATATGAATACAGAAAATATTCTTTCAGAAGGATTGATTGATAAGATTATCAGCAAACTTACAAACGCTCAGACAAAAAGAGAACTCAAAAAATTAAGTAAAGCTGAAAAGAAACACTATGATAATGCTATGAAACATTTCAAAAAGGCAAATGATATTTTAAAGAAAAATCTAAAAGATAGTGGAATAGAAGACCGGTTTGCTGGTTTATAAGTTGAACAATGGCTGATTTAAAAACATCAAAACAAATAACAGCAGAGATAGAAAAACAACGAAAGTTGTTAAAAAGTCTTGACAACGATTCTGTTAAATATAAAAATACTCAAAAGGAAATAGTAAGGTTACAAGAACTTGCATTTAAAGCAAGACAAAAAGAAAGTGCTCAAGCAAGAGAATCACTTCCACTTTATAGACAAATTGAAGGTTCTATAAAGGAAAGACTTAAAAAGGTAAAAGAGCTACAAACTGTTTCAGGTAAAAGTAATGAATTACAAAAAGAAATGGCAAAAGCACATA